GTAAGAAGATTAACTGGATTAATCAATGAACAATATATTATATTATAATTTTCAGTCGTTCATAAAATTTACACCAGCTTTATGGTGTAAGATTGACTGTCAATTAATGAACATATATTATTATAAATATCAGCCCTTGTTCATGGGGATTTACATCAGCTTTGTTGATGTAAGAAGATTAACGGGATTAATCAATGAACAATATATTATATTATAATTTTTAGTCCTTGTTCATGAGGATTTACATCAGCTTTGATGTTGCAAGATAGAACGAGGTTAATCATTAAACAATATTATATTATTATCAGTTCTTGTCAGATTTATATTAGCTTTTATTAATGTAAGAAGATTACCAGAGTTAATTAATGACACTAATTATGTTCTTTTTTCTTTAGAAGACCTAAAGATATCCTTAATTCACTTCTTAGTTTCTATTTGTTTAGAATTTTTATTTATATCTAATTGTATTTAGATTAGACCATATTAATAAGTCTCTAACTAGAAGGATAAATTCAGGTCATTTGAGTTAATAACGAATATATTAGTATTTTATAACTTTTCAATAATAATCACTATTTTATTATTATTTAAAATATATACCTTTACAGTATTATGTTATTTAGTAACTTATTTTGAAAATATAAACTAAATATTTTAATATTTTAAGATTTATTATATATTTTTTCCATATATCTACAGGAGCTATGAAATATATATTTCATAAAAAAGTTAAATTAATTATAAGAGTTTTTTATTTGCCAAATTATCAGCCTGTTGATTTCCATAGGAATGTTCATCCTGCTTATTAGTATGGGCATATATATGCATAAATTTAATATTGGATTTATCTTTATACAATTCATAAATTTCTTGAACTAAATTTTTATTAGGGATACTAACATTCCAATTTTTTTTGTAACATTTTTCACCAAATGTTGATACACATCTTAAAGCATAAATTGAATCTGAAACAATTACTATTTTTTTTTCTTGTATAATATCATTTTCAATGAGAGGATATGTATGTATGATTGCTAATAACTCAGCAGTATTATTTGTATGAGAACCTTCTAATTTAATAGATACATTACGATCATTATTTAAACCAAAATATATACCTATTCCAGCTCGTGAATAATTTTTTCCATTATGTTTACAAGCTCCATCTGTATAAACATAATAATCTGGATTGAAAGAATAATCTTGATTTGACAAGATATTATTGGCAATGAGAATATTTGATTTCTTATTTAAAAATTTCATAGTTCTATTATAATAGAATATAAATTCTATTAATTAATTTTTCATATTTTATATTAATATAAAAATTTATTTATTATAATAATTAATGGCAAAGATAATTACAATTATTTACAATCAATCTGATAATATCGAACAAACCCCTCCTAATTATGAATTACAACAAAATAATTTAATATTTAATATTGATGACAAAAGTAAAGCTTTTTCCATTAACAAACCTTTTGAATTTGATGACAATATTAAATCTAAAATATATGATATTGGATCTAGTATCTTATGTTTAAAAAAAAAAGATTTTTTAAATATTAATCACATGGAAAAAAATACGTTTTCTTCTGACGAAAATTCTGATAAAAATATAAATTTAAATTTGAAATATACATCTATGTCTAAAGACATAGATCTAGACCTAGAACCTTTATATCATAGCTCTAAAGATTGTATATCTTTCTGTTTTCCAGAAAAATCTAAAAGAGAAATTAAAGATACATCCCAAAGCTCTGTTTTGGGATCTAAAGCTCATGACTTCATTACGAGCTGTACAACTTTCAATGAAACCAAAAGTTATACAGAAAATAGTTCATCTTATTGTACCAAAAAAACAAACACCAGTTTTAAAAAATTTAAAAATCAAACTTATATAATTGGTAATATTTCTTATATGGAAAATCATATTACATATTTATTATTTTATGATATTTATAAATTGTTAAATTATAATTTAAATTTTAGTGTTAAATTAAATAATAAATTTATATCTAATTATCAATTAATTAATGATATAAATGTGTTAAGTGTAATAATTAAACCACCTATTAAATATAATGGTTTACAAACTTTAAATTCATGGAAAACATATTCTATTAATAACAGCTATTCAAGTATGGTAAATAATTTAAACTTAGATATAAAACAGACTATTGCAAATTATATTGAGACAATGACTCAATATAATGATTGGAAAAAATTACCAACTTTTGATATATTGATTCACGACCTTGAAATAATAATTAATGCTTTTCCTTATAATAAATGTAATAAATGTAATAAATGTAATAATTCTGAAATAATAATCATACCTTATAATATAGATCAAGTACTTTTAGATTATAGTAATATAATAGAATTAGATAAATTTATATTAGCAATCCGCTTTGAATTTTTATTTTTATTCAATAAATAAAATTATATTTAAGATAACAAACTTTTATAATAGAAACCATCATGTTGAATATCTTTGTCATAAATTTTTGCAAATTTACGATCTGATATATTTAATGCTTTAAAACAATATGTTTTACATTCAAATTCTTCAATTAAATTATTATTTGAATCAAATTTACCTGCACCATTTTTATATAATATTGGTTTTTCATGATTATCTTCATAATTTTTAATTAATTCATGTGCACATAAATTATATGACCGGTAATAACATCCATTATATAAAGTGAAATTTGCAACAGCTCTATCTAAAGCTGACGCGCATTTATTAAGAAATTTTGCTGCTGTTTATCAAGAAAAATATTAATAATTTCTGTTTTGTTTTTATTAATTTGCGCGATATAATCTAAAGTTTTTTGATGGTGTAATTGATGTGTTGGACTAATATTATTATTTATGTATTGATTAATATTTTCATTTTCAATATCGCGTGGTAAATAAAACCATCTATAATCTTTATAAATTGTATTCTCTTTAATTGCTTTACCGATTGATGGTCTTCTAATTTGATTATTTGATTTTAATAATTCGCTAACAGAATCATATATTTTAGAAATATTTAAATCATTTGGATTTAATTGGACTAATTTTGGACCAAGTGTTTTGAGCAAAATAAAAATTAAAAATTTTATTTTGCTCTTAATAATTCTATATAAATTCTTAGAAGAATTAATATAGAATTGTTTCTTTTGTATTTTCGCTTTTAATATTTTGTTGCATAAAATTAATTTTCATTAATAATGATGTATTTGTTTGTTCTAATTTATTCAATTTATCATTTATATTATCATCGGTATTATTATTTGTATTATTATTTATATTACCGATATTATTATTTAATTTATTAAAAATCAATTCGATTGTTTATTATCTAAATTTTTTAATAAAACAAGTTGTTCATTTTTTAATTTAATTTGCTCATTTTCTAATTTTAATTGTTCGTTATATAATTCTCTTTTTTGTATTGTATCATCATCGAATTTATTAATATTTTTTTTAATGATATTTAATAATTTGTTATAAGATAATGATTTATTGATTAAAAATAATTCTTTCTCATTTTCATGATTTTGTGGGGAAAAAAGCTTTGCTTTTTTTCCCATACTATTTAATAAAAATCTTTAATAAAGATTTTTATTAAATTCTGTAAATCTTTAACTTTATTTGATCTAAGTTTTTTATGATGATGTAAAAATAATTCAAATTGACGTTCTTCTTGAAGTAAAAAACAATCTAATATAATGGTTTCATCGTAATGTGATTTATGTTCATTGTATCTATCTAATACACCTTTTCTTGAACTCCCAATTTTAACTATAAATGAATTATCTGGATTAGTTTTAACTTTAATAATGTATATTAATGATCCTACAGTACCATATTTTTGTAATAATACATTATGACGTTCTAATTCTTTTTCTTTAGTTAATTTCATATTAGTATCTTCTAATGCTTTATCTTTTTGTTTAATAATATTTTGTTGTTCAATAAATTGATTTTGAATATATTTTAAAATTATTTCTTCCATTTTAATATAATAATCATATATTTTATCAGCTTCTTTAGTTGCTGCTTTCATACAAAATTTTTTAAAACAATTAATTCTTAACATAATATTTTCTTTATTATGTCCACCATATTTTACATCTAATTTTCCATCATAATCTTGCTGCGGTGATTTCCGCAGCAAGATTATATAATCATGTCCATCAATAAATTTTGTAATTAATAATTTTTTTGCATCGCTTTTTCTTGTAAATCCAATCCATTTATAAATATCATCTAAATTAATAATAAATTTATTTTGTTTATTTTGATTATCAATAAATAATTTAAAACTTAACTCAAATAATTATTTATCAGTTTCGTCGAAATGTGTTCTAATTTTTTCTATTAAACCATTTGTTAGTAAATTATTAGTATTGAGAATTTGATTTGTATCTTGAATTATTGAATTTATGTTATAATATATAACATTCAATCCTTTAAGACCACTAACATATATTAAAATTATTATATATAAAATAAATTTATGTGAGCTAGTAACTTAATCACTAATCAATGATCTTCAATCATTGATTTCTGGTGAAAACTCTAGAGTTTTCAAACTAATTTAATCTCTACTTTGTGTAAAGATTAAATTTCTGTAATTTTTCATATATTCATTTCGTTGTTTATTAAATTCATCTTTACCTAGTTCTTCTTTCTTCTTGTTTAATGATTTTAAAGCTTTTTTTCTATTTTTTAATTGTAGTTCAGTTGGATTATCATGATCAATTATTTTATTAGACGTTTTCCAATTATTATCATTAATGATTTTATAATTATCTTTATTTAATTCTAATGAATAATTACTATTTAGATAATCTATAAATTTATCTAATTCTGAATGAATATCATAACTATTTATTTTTGTTTTATATTGTTTAGTCAAGCCATTACCTTTTTTAGAAAACTGTATATAATCAACATTATTTATTGTTGTTATACTAAAATTTACAGGCATGGTTGGTTTTATTATAATATGTTCATCTTTGTGTTTTACAATATGAACATCGTTTGGAATATTAGGTATAATATAATTATCTATTTTTAAATTTGAATTTTCATTATTTAATAATTTTACAAAATTATTAAATTCTAATTGAATATCATTAGATGCTACTATTATTTTTTTAGAATATCTTATTTTATTAATTACTTTGGCATATTGAAAATAATATTTTCCTTTTTCTTTATAAAATGAAAAATTTGGAGGTAAATTTAATTTAATATTTTTAGGTAATATTAGATTAGTATCTATAATTTTATCTGCAGAACTACTAGATTTAGAATTATTTATCAAGTTATTACTTAAAACCTCTGAATCGTCTTTCATTTTTTTTGATTCCTTATTATATTCATATTTTATTTCTGCATTATTTTCAGAATCATTAGTTAAATTATTATCTGAATCATTATCTGAATTATTATTTGAATTACTAGGTGTTCCAGTTTTAAGATCATTATTTAATTCTTCTATTTTTTTTATAACAATATTTAATTTTTCTTGAATTGTTAATTTATTTGATTTAGGTGTTTCCCATCTTTTTAATTTAGGATGATTACAAATATAAAAATATTCTCTATATCTACCATTATTTTTATTTAATATTTCTTTACGATAAACAATATATTTAGGTAAATCAGATTGATTAATTCCATTAGGTAATTCTATAGCATCTTTTCTTCTTTCTGATTTATCGCGATTTGAATTTTGAATACTCATATCAACTGATCTAAGATTTCCGCGTCTATTATCTAATTTATCTCGATTAATATGATCAACAGTTTTTGTAAAATCAGACAAATTTTCATCATGAACATCCATAATTAATTGATGTAAATAATAAAAACATCTATCGGAATTCACTGTCGTTGCTATATATCCATTTGAATGTATATAATAAGATGATCTTGTATTTTTAAAATACAATACTTTATCAATATCATCTAATGATATTTTTGTATATATATCATCTTTAATATGCATTAAGTAATATATTAAATTATTATTTTTTACTTTCCAGTACATATTTCTATATTGTCCTGAATATTTACCGGCTATAATTTTATAAGGAGAACCATATTCTAATATTGTATAATTTTTTGGTTCTGGAAATATATCTAAATACTTATGTGGTGTATTTATTTTAATATTTTGTTTTCTATAATCATTGCTATTATTATTCAAAAATATGAATGTATTATTTTTATTATTCGGATATAAAATATCAAATAATCTAGTTTTTAATTTATAATTTTGATAATACCATAAATTATCAATTAAATCAAAATTAAAATTTTCAAATTTACAATTTTTTAATCGTGAAATAATTAAACTATGGTCATTATCTATTTTAATTTGGTTAACTAGAATACATTTATCGTTAATAAATTTAATAATTTCCATTAAATATTAAATACAATATAGCTTTATATCATTTCAATTTCATTTTTTTAAAGTGTACTTATGGCATAATGATAAATTAATGATGTTATCATATAATAACATTAAATTATCAAATAATATAGAATAAAATATATCATAATTTAAATTATTTAAAAAGTAAATTACATCTCAATTCGAATAAGCAGTTCCTGCCATTCCTGACATCACACGAAGCACATTATAATTCACTGTATAGATGTTTAAAACAGATCCAGATCCAATGTAATTAGTTGCATAACTACTGCCTTTAACAGGCGGAGCATTGTATAGACCTACATCAAGTTGAAGGGTAGCATTATCAATACGAGAAAAATTGCATGTCCCAGTTGGCTGATGATCCTCTGCTTTAAGAGCAAAACTATATACATTAATACCATCTGCAGGAGTATTGCTGAAATGTTGGTATGGTTGTACATAGTTAAAATAATTGCCATCGCGAGCTTGAAATCGATCATGACCATTAAGTTGTAGTTTTCCTGTATAAATAGGATTGTCTGATCCATCAATGAAATTACCATAATTAAAGTAATTAACGATGCTAACTTTTCCAAGGTTAACAACATTAGTATTAAGGGCTGCAAGGACTGATACAGATTTAGAAATATCTTCTATAGTTAGATTGTTGCTAGTAACAACACAATTATTTAACAGATCAGCATAAAGTCCTGCAGAAGTTGATCCGCTACCTATCAGAGCATAATTTTGGTTAGCAACAAGATCTTGTTGACAAATAACTCGAACTTCTACTTTAGAAAGAAGAGCAATGATAAGCGGATCTGTAATGTTAGAATTAAATTGAGGTTCAAAGAGATCACCTGCTGCTTCTGCATTGAGTCCAGTGCCTCCTTTGTCAACATATAATTGTGTCATGTTAGGAGTTGTAACATTAGCTCCAGCACTTTCGGAAGTAGATCCTGAAGGTGGAGTATAAGTAGCAGTTAGATTTTTACGACTAGCAATATATAAAATTTTAGCAAAAGTATCAATTGCTGATGACCAATTACCATCATAAGCATAGGCAATCCATTCATTTCTAGTAATATATTGTTCAAGTTGTGGTACCCAGACAAGATATTTGCTAGGATGATTGAAATTGAGACGATATTTTGGATTAGTGGTTAAAGTCTCAGAGCCTGTAAATTGAAGCTGTTCAATAAGATATTCGTGGGAAGCTTGTGCAAACCGTTTTCTTTCTTCAGAATCTAGATAAACATAATCTATTAATATATAGGAGTCTTGCATAGTTGGTAAAATAGATGGTGGTTGAGTTGAACTACCTTGCCAGTTAATACAATCTACGGCTTTACGGAATACCAGGGTAATTCTTACATCATGATATTGGAGAGCAATTAAAGGAAGAGCTAAACCATTGTTACGATTAAACCAGAAAATTAGAGGAACATATAGTTGATATCCAGGTTTAGCATTGCTATTAATATTAGTAAGGGCTGGAATATCACCAATCATTTTAGTATAACCTCTTGTTTGACCAGCTTTATGAGTTAATTCATACCAAATATTAAGCCAATCACCATATTGTTCATCAATTTTAGACCCACCTATCTCAATTTTAACATCATCAATAATAGCATGACCTAATCTAGATACGTATCCCCAAGAAGAGGATGGGGAAGATACAGCATTTAGAGTAATAGCAACATACATATTAGTAATCAGATCACCGTTTCTGTTAATAGTACAAGTTACGGTTCTACCGAAATCAGCAGCACCATTCCAAGTTTGTTGAATTGGCTCTACAGCAAAATTAGTATGACGTCTATATACTACTTTGAAAAATGTAATTTGAGGATTACCTGTTAGATATACATCTTGTGCGCCATAAGCGACTAATTGCATTAAACCACCGCCCATATATTTATATATTATATAGAGAAATTTTTTTTTAATTATAATAAATTTGTAAAATTATTATATATTTTATAATTCAAAAATTTAAATTTTATAAATTTTTATATAAAATTTATAAATATTTATTACAAATTTATACTAATTTTATAATAAAATTTTAATTTTTATAAATTAAATATTTAAACATTTTTTATGCTTAATTTAATAAATATGAGTGAAAACTATAATATATATACATATGACTTTAATTCAAGTATTTATTCCGGAAAACATAATTTTACACCACCTACATCAATTGGTATACTTAATATTCCAACAAATTCTGCATCTGATAAATATTTACCTATAGAAACAACTCATGTGAAACATGAGTTGTTAAGGACAAAAACAAAGCTTTTGCCCGAAACAAAACAATCATATGAAGATCTTTGTCAATCTATTAGTCAATATAATATAAAATATTCTAAAACATCTTGTACAGATACCAATACAAATACCATATTATATTCATCTATTTCAACTTCAGAAGGTTATATTTCAGATACTAAAAATAATTTTGAAAATATTAAAAATTCTCCTTTATCTAATATGGATTATTCACCAAGTACAGAAAAAAATAATAATAAACTGTCTATGAATAAAGAATATTCTATCAAAAAATCATCTTTTAATAAAAATATATCAAAGTATAAAGAATTTAAAAATCAAAATAAAGAATCATATACCCTAGATAATAAGCATAGACAAATGGTTAATTATTTTCAAAATAAACGGAAAAATATTAATAATATTCTTGATCAATTGAATGATATTAATAATAAACTTAACATACTTTATAAAAAAGAACGATTTACATCTCAAGATATTAAATATAAAGCAGAACTTTTAGATAAAAAAGACGAATTTGAATATGAATATAATAATATAAATAGTAATAATGATGAAATGGATTATTATGATATAGCCGGAGATTTAATTATTGATTATTATGATATCAGAGATAATACTAATTATCAAATTAAAGAACCTAAAAATATATTAGATTTTTTAGCTGATAAAAAAACGAATAATAATAATATTAATAATACTAATAATACTAATATTAATAAAGTTAAATTATTAGAAAAATATTGTCAAAGAGTCGATGGTATTAGAATTAATCAAGATAATGGATCTCAAAGAATAAAATATTGCGAAGAATGTAATATTGAAAAAATTTTAGATATGACAGAAAGCGCATATATATGTCCATGTTGTGGTGATAGCGAAGTTATTATTTTTGATGAAGACCGACAAATAAAAGATTATTCTCCTTATAGAAGATTAAACCATTTTAGAGAATGGCTTAATCAATTTCAAGCAAAACAATCACCAGATATTCCAGAACAAGTATTCATTGATATTGTAAAAGAATTAAATAAAAATAGAGTTACTGATTTATCTATTTTAAATAAAAAATATATGAAAACTATACTCAAAAAATTACAATATAATATTTATTATGAACATGTTGCTTATATTATTAATAAATTAAATAATTTACCACCTCCTAAAATTACTAGAGATATGGAAAAACTTTTTATTTCTATGTTTTTTAAGATACAAGAACCATGGGAAAATTATAAGAGCCGCGAAAGAAAAAATTTTCTTTCTTACTCATATGTTTTACATAAGCTGTGTGAATTATTAGAATTAGATCACTTATTGGAATGTTTCCCATTACATAAAGATTCAGATAAAATAATGGAAAACGATCAAATCTGGAAAAAAATCTGTAATCACTTAAAATGGCAATATATTAGTTCATTCAAATAAATTAGAAAATGTATATAATACCTGTTAAAAATTACATAAATGTTAAATATAGCTATTTATTTAAAGAAATAGTTATTAATATAACTATGGAGGAGATTGACAATAAATTACAAGATATGTTAAATTCCGAATTTACCACTAATGAACAACAAATATTTTTAGAACATTTTCAAGAATTTCTAAACAGAGATAATGATTTTATTATAAATATCGAATTTGCATTCAAATGGATTGGATTTACACGAAAAGAAAATGCTAAAATATTACTTAAGAAATATTTTATTTTAGATATTGATTATATTACATCGAACTCTGTAGTTTTTCATGCTAGCGTGAAAAACTATTCATCTACAAATAAAGAAGGCAGACCTAATGAAATATTTTTAATGACACCTAATACATTTAAGCAATTATGTGTTTTAGCAAATACAGAAAAAGGAAAGCAAGTCAGATTATATTATATTAAAATGGAATCTGTTATGATGAAATATTTAAAAGAAAAAAATAAATTTAATGAACAATTATTAATCAAATGTAAACAAGAAAAAAATGAAGCAGAACAAAAAGCAAAAAATATGGAATATGCATATTTAACCGAACAAGAAAAAATAGCTAGAATTACTAATAGAAGAGTTCAAAAAGAAAAAAGTGGTCAAATAGTATATATTTATAAAGAGACTGAATTCAAATATAAAATTGGCGAATCATCTAATATAGCCCGACGAGAAAATGCTCATGGATGTTCTAATACACAAAATTCTATTGTTTACACAAAACGCTGTTGTAATTGTAAATTATTAGAAAAAGTAGTGCATTATATTTTAGATCAATACCGAGATATAAATAATAGAGAATGGTTTACCGTTTCTTTTGAAATCGCGAAAACAGCATTAGATAGTGCACATATATTTCTTGATGGATTAATTAATCGATGTAATTCTATTTGTACTAAATCTTTTTTTCATAAATTAAAAGATTTAGTACAAGATCTTCCTGAAATTAGTGATGGAAAAACTCATAATATTGAAAAAAATAATCAAATTGTTGAAATAATACAAAACCCTGAAAAACCAATAGAAATTAATCTTGATAATATAGTAAATCCATTAGATTTTAATAAATTTATTGAAGAATGTTGTGAAAAAGATGAAAAATATACAGCATTTTCTGCTGAATTATTTGGTTGTCATAGAAATTGGTCGCGATGTTCAAAAAAAACTACCAAAGATGCATTTTATAAATTTTTATGTGATAATTTTAAAAAATGTAAAATATTTGATGATAAATCCAAAGCTAGACTTGCATCTTATAGAGGATTACGAATTAAAAACTCAATGATGCCTAGAAAACCAAAAGATATTCAAGAAGATATTGAACAATTTATTTCGACTAAATGCGAGGCTTCATATACAGGACGAATTGCATCAAAAGATATTTATGAAGCATTTGAATCATATAAACAAGAATCTGATTCTATGTATAAATTAAATTCTTATGAAAAAGTACGTATTGATCATTATTTTAAATATGCATTTTTACCTAGCCTCGTATTTACTGGAACAATGTCAAAACATGGATATTTTTTTGTAACATTAAAAGATAAACCTAATACTACTGGATTAAAATTAGCTAATAAATTAAAGAAAAAAATTATAAAAATCGATATTACTACTAAAGAAATTATTGAAACATTTGATTCACTTACAGCTGCTGCAAAAAGTATTGGAAGAACACCAGCCTGTGTATCAACAGATATAATATATCAACGTCCTAGAGATAATTTTTTATTTCAATATATCGATTAAACCAAAGAGTTTATAAATATTAGACTATACATTTAAAATCTTTATTGAATTTTGTTTACTATGTTTTGTATAAGCTATGCAAATTACTAGAATTAATCAAAAAATTAAATATTTTTTGATTAATATCTATTGGCAAATAGCAAAGCTTTTTAAGATTCTTATCTGGCTTTACTAAATAAGGACTCAGATAAAATAATGGAAAACGACAGAAACTAAAAACTTTGTTTTTTAGTTAAGCTAAATTAGAAAAATCTAAATTTTTCTAATTTACCGAATCTGGAAAAAATATGTAATCACCTAAAATGGCAATACATTAGTTCATTCAAATAAATTTGTGAACGTGTGTATATCTGTTAAATATATCAATTTAT